TTCTGTATTCGTATGAGGTATGCTTCAACAAAGTCCTCAATAAATTCTGGTTTGACTAACTGTATACGTTCCTTCTTTGCATTCTCTTCTTCTTCAAACTGATAGAATGAACGTGATGCTACTGGGTTAGCAGTTACAGTTGTGGATCCATCATAGTATGTAATCTGGAAAGTAGATGGTACAATCTTACCTGCAGGTACAATAATATTATTACCTTTCTTCACTTCAGTAGTAATATAGTCTTTACCCGCAGCAGGATTGTCATACTTAGCAGCACAGTACGCTTGTAGTTGCTGAGTTGATCTAGGCCATTGCTCATGGAAGTTAATAATATCATTTATAACCAACAACGTCCAGTTGTAGAATGGGTTCTCATAGTATTTTAGAGCAATATCCTCTGGTTTCTCACCATTCTGGACAATATACTCATCAAACATAGCAAGTGATGACTTATACTCACGTAGTATCTCAGCACGTCTCCATATATTTTTAGAGACTAGGAACTTTGGATCAACTGCTGATGCTCCAAAGTTGTATAATAGATCTGGTAGTGCAGCTAACATTAGAAACCGATAGTTGGATGATTTGCCATTTCAGAGGATGCGACGAATCCTTTATCAAGTTTATTATTACTTCTTGTTCTTGCTCCTTCCATATCCATTCTTGTAAGAGCAGTTGTCTCACTGAAGTCAAGTGATACAGTAAGTAAAGGAATACTACCGTCAAAGATAGTATTCATCATGCTACCTGGAGCTGTGTTGACATTTAGATTTGTTAACGCACATAACTTAGTCTTCGGCATCATAGGATGTTGGATTGGTTCATCAGTGATTTTTAATAGACTCTTACCATCATTATCCATAGTTTCGTCTACCTTAACGAACATGGGTTTTAGTACCCATACATCTGGGAAGGTTAACATAGCAGCAGATCCCTTAGCATTCTTTGAGCCAGGATGCATACCACGTTTAAACCATTCTATAATTGTTTGTATATCTTCTGATTCACCAGCATTTCTAGCAGCAAATGTAAAACTGAGACTAAATGATCTCATGTTCATTTTAGTGAACATCTGGATGGCATTTTCATTAGGAGCCATACCACCTAGTCCAACAATATTTTTCATACTCATTTCACTGTTGACATTAAATGGATTGGTTGCCATACCTGCACCCTTTGCCATACTAGCAGCATATTCATCAGGTCCTGGCATACCAGGAATTTTACCAACTACACCTGATGCTGATTTTAATCTACCTAATGTATTAGTAATCAATGCACCAGCACCTGCACCAGCTAATCCTAATGCAGCAAACTTAGCAGCATTGTCTGCCATGAGTGCCATGGTACCCATTTTAAATTCGTTACCCCAGTCAGCACTATATTTGTATTGAAATTCTTCTGGTAATGCTACGTTAAGTTCGGATGCTTGGAGACCTTTACGTCTTCTCTCCATTAATTCATCCTTACCTGCCTTTAATTTATTCCAAGTTGTCTTCTCTCCACTTGGTAATGTTATCTCATTATCTCCACCAGGAACTTCAGTTTTTGGTTTACCAGTAAATACTCCTGCAGGATCCCACCACTTTGGTGTTGTACTCACACCGTCTCTTGCTATATCATCTGCTATTACATTCATTCTTTTATCTGCATCTCCACCAGTACCAGCACCACCATATACACCTGACATGGCACCAGTTACACCATTAACCAATGTCTTCATTGTACCACTACGTGCGAATGAACCTAATGCATCATTCTGATTAGCAGCAACTTTTGCTAGACCTTCTTGGTATTCATATCTTTCTATCTTCATGAAAGAAGCATAAGGTACCTGGTCAATCCCTCTGGGATACGACAGACTTTGCTTCTTTTCTTCTAATGTTTCAGTCATCTATTGCGATGGAATTTTTCTATGGGGCACTGACTCATCACGGGAACGTCTAGATCATCTACTTCAAAGAAGATACTGTCTGCACGTTTTGGTATATAATAATGTAGAGTTTTAGCAGGGAATCTGTTGTTATTTATAGCACCTAGCCTAGCTCTTACGTTCATGTAATGTATATTAGCACCAAGTATGTTCCCTTTCTTAATTTCCATCACGTGAATCAAGGGATATTCATCCCATTCTTTAAGTTGAGCTCTAAATTTTGGATCATATTGAAATATATACCATTTACCTGTATCAGGATTATCTGTTGCACCATCAAACAAGGTATTCAGTATCTGTTCTCTCATTGTGCTAACAGATAACTTCTTACCTTTAATTGATGCTACATATTGACTAAACTTCGAGTTCGAGCTCGGTGATAAGCTTGAATCTCCAAAGCCTTTCCCTGCAGTATCGCTCTGCTGCTTTCCACTTTGCTGTGTTTGTGGCATAAGTCATAACCTCCGCAAGATACCTCTTTCTATTATTTCTTTGTAGAGGTTTCTTAGGCATTTTAGTTTGCTTAAGAGGTTTGACCTCTACGAGGTATGATTGAATTTTACCATTGGTTTCTTTGACCTTCATATAGAAGTCTGGGAAATACCTTCTCCATTTCTTTTGAACTGGATCCTTGTATGGTACTATTGTTTCTTCACTTGACCATTCAATTACATTAGGGTTCTTATCACAGTACTCCATAAACTTTTTCTCCCAAAGGGAACGAAATACTACAGAGGTGGGGTCACCTTTGTATTTTCTATAGTTTTTTACTCGATATTTTCCTTTGTATGCCATGATAAATAGATATGGTCACACCATATTCTATATTTATGCCACAGGCTCAAACTATTGAGAATTTTAAGCAGGCAGTCCTTGGAAGGTCTGGTGGAATCTCAGCATCTAATTTATATTCATTTTTTATTGCTGCCCCTAGTTTACCTCCTGTGGGTCAAGGGTATTCATTGCGAGATCATTTTGATAGAAATTTCACTGGAGGTTTAGGGTGGGATCAAGCCCAGAACTTCCAGTTGAATATGTTATGTAATGAGATACAAGTTCCTGGTGTTACCATGTCAGCTTCTGACTTTAAGATGGCTCATAAGGGCATCATTCAGAAGGTGGCTTCATCTAAGGTGTTCAATGAACTAGATGTTAGTTTTTATTGTGATGCCGATTCAATACCATACAAGTTCTTTAGGACTTGGCAAGACTATATTATAGGTGGTATTGAAAAACCTAGAGACATGTATGCTGGCGATCATACTATGACTAACTCGCTACATAAAGCATACGCACAGAGATACTATGATTACTATACATGTGATCTAGTTATCAATAAGATGGAAAAACATGGTGTAGAGAAAGCTGAAGATCCAAAAGATCAGGAAGACTATCGAATAGGTTTCCAAGTTAAACTGACTAAGGCATATCCATACACTGTATCATCTATCCCCTACTCATCTGGACCTGCACAACTTGTAAAAGTTACTGTTGGTCTATACTATGAATATAGTCATTTAATTACTTGATAAATCATGCCATTACCTGAAATTGTTACGCCAACGTATACGTTGACGGTGCCTTCTACAAAAAAGAAACTGAAGTACAGACCATTCCTTGTTAAGGAACAAAAAGCATTAATCATTGCTCTGGAACAACAGGACACAGAGCAAACGTTAGAGGCAATAAGAAGTGTACTGAATAACTGTATCCTCTCCAAGCATAATCTGGATGATATGGCTCTATTTGATATAGAGTATATCTTCCTTCAAGTTCGTGCTAGATCAATCAGTGAAGAGATTGAACTGAATGTTACTTGTCCTGATGATGGAGAAACAGAACTTAAGGTATCATTCTTAGTGGATGATGTCAATGTACATTTTCCAAAAGGACATACCAACATCGTTAAGTTGACTGATGAAATGACTGTGGAGATGAAGTACCCAGATATGGAATACTTTGCTACTATGACATTCTCTAAGAAAAAGGTAGATCCATATGAGTTGGTTGGTAAATGTATCAAGAGAGTATATGTTGGGGAAGAACCAACTGGTGACTTCACAGTAGATGAAGCAAAGGATTGGATTGAATCATTAACGAATGCTCAGTTTGCTATGATACAAGAATTCTTTAATACTATGCCTACATTAAGACATGTGCTTAAGTTTAAGAACCCTAAGACACAAGTAGCTAATGAGGTTGTCATTGAAGGATTGGCTGATTTTTTCGCATAGCCCTCTTTCATGAGGGCATGATGAGCTTTTATCAGACGAATTTTTCATTAGTTCAACACCATAAATATAGCTTGACAGATATTGAAAACATGATCCCGTGGGAACGGGACGTGTACGTGAACTTATTATCCTCTCACCTACAGAAGGAAAGAGAAAGGATTGATGAAGAACGTCGTAGACACCGCTAATGGCATCTAACTTATTAATTGAAGATTTAGCAGATCAACTCTTGGAGACGAGTGAGAATTTCTTCAGCTCGTTTGAACCTGCTTTTGATTCACAGGATAAGCTTACAGATTTTTTAAAGAGTAGAGAAAGATATTGGATTGGTATTGGAACAGGTGGTAGATCAGCACCAGGTCCACGTGATTATAATGTACCTAAGGACCTATGGAAGGATGGCTCAGCTGTATCTAAGGATTTTGATCATACAAAAGGTCCACTAATAAGGAATGCTTCAATAAAAGGTGGACCTGGAACAGGTGGAGGTTTCCAAGGTTTCAACATGCCATCGATGCCTGACCTTTCGGGGATAGGATCAGTAGGATCAGGATTGTTGAACCTTGGGAGGCGTGCTTTTGGGGCAGGATATGACCATATAACCACACATAAGAAGGGAAGAGGTAAAAGAGACCAGGCAGAATTAAATAGAGCACAAGAATATCTTAGGAAGAACCCAAACTTCGGAAGAGGAAGAAGTAAAAAAGACCAGGCAGAATTAGACAGAGCACAAGCATATGTTAAGAAACAAGATGCTGCAGCAATAACCAAACCAACTAAGGCACTCATAGGTGAGAAAGGTCCAGAACTTGTCATACCTATGAAGAAGATTGGTGAGGCTATTAACAGTATATACAAGCAAGGATCCAAGACGATGCTAGAGGCAACGGCTGGATTCATGAACTCACTGCCTTCAGCACCAAGTAAGGGTAAGATACTTGGAGAGATTAATAAGTTAAAAACTAAATTCAAACTTCCAACTCTTAAGATTAAGCAAAGTAAGTTTGGTATACCTAACCCAATGGAATGGTGGAATAAAGGTAGGAATGAAAGAGTAAAAGATGAGAATAATGCACCGTGGAAAGAATTAATAGAGGATGATCTGAAACAGAGAGGACAGAGTGATGAATCATTTGCTGCTGGTAAGAAACCTCCATTACTCGGTAGACCTGACCAAGCATTCAATCCATTTCGATCTGCAGATAAGGGTGGACCTGGATCTGGTCCTACACCAGCAGTAAGACAAGCATTTGAAAGACCTATTAAAGGTATGATGAATCTAGCTAAGTCAGCAGGTGGTGCTATTGGTAATGCAGGTAAGTCATTGTCGGCAAAGGTTGATAGTTTTAAGTCTGGTAGACCAGAGAGAAAGAGATCAATACCTACACCATTTGATAATGGTAGAGATATGTTAGGACAGAGGATACATCTTAACCCTGCTGCTGAATCTGGATGGAAGAAAGTAATGTCAGCTGCAGCAGCTGATGGTGTTGACCTACCAAGTTCAGTTACATCGGCATTTCGTGATGCAGAAGAACAGCAACAGCTGATAGAGAATGAAGATGATCCTAATGTTATTACACCAGCTCCGCAGGGTATGTCACCACACCAACAGGGATGGGCAGTTGATATAGATCAAGGATCTAAAGCAAACGAATGGATGAGAATACATGGTCATAAGTTTGGATGGCATTGGGAAGGTCCTAGGGATCCAGTTCACTTTGATTTCATAAACAATGAACCAAGAGACAAATATTTACAACCTGATAATACTGACTGGAAACCAGAGAACGATGCACCTGATAACCAAGAGGCAAGTAGTACAAGTGGTAAGATGGTAGGTGCTGTTGGAAATCTCCTTAAAGGTGCTGCTGGTAAGTTGCTTGGAAAAAAGGGTGACCCAGCTGATATTAATGAAACACAGACACAACAAACTAATATTGAACCACCACCGCCAGCACCAGAAACTGAAACATTAAACAACACACCAGTAGAGCAAGAATTGAAACATAATACTGCTGTATTTGGTCTGCCAGTTGTGATACCAGGTCCAACTAAGATCATACCAAGTCCACCTACTACACTGGATCCAGATGTTATACGTCATCAGGTGGTTGATCAGTTTGGTAAAGGTACAAGAGTAGAGGTGCTGTATGTATAAAGATAAACTAATAACACTCTTTAAGAACCTAAACGGTAAGTTTGCTGGTTTAGCTTCATATCTTACTGATCGTAATTTAGTCCTTAAGTCTATATTGATGAAGGAGATGCGTGAAGACTTCTTACTTAAAGAGAGGATACAGTCAATGGATGAGTTGGGTGGAGCGAATGTTACTGCTCTAGCTCAAAACGTAGATCTTACTCCCGTCAATGAGTTGATGCCACCAGTATCAGGAAGTGGTGCCATTGACGAAGATAGTGAAGTAGCATTCGCCAAGGGTGGTGTTGCAGGTTTACAACCTATCATTGATATTAATGCAACGAGTATGGGATCAGAACCTACTAATGAACCATATCAGTCATTAGAAGAAAGTGGTGCTACCATGCCAATGGATCAGGCATCATCTGCTATTGTTGAAGACTATGAAGTGGATGATAAATTTAAGAAAGCATTCACAACAGCGTTAGCATTGCCAGCAAAGGCAGCTGCTGCAGGTTTAGCAGATCTATTCTCAAAAACACCTACGACTGAGGAAGGTGGTAAGATCGTTAAGAAGAATTTAAAGCAACTGAAAAAGAGTTATGGTCTAACAGCACCAGACCCTGCATTAGTAGAAGATGAATATGAAGGGAAGGATGGGCAACGTAGTCCAGAAGACCAGGCAGAATTAGATAGAGCACTTGCATTTGTTGCAGCAGAGGAGTCGGGACAAAAGGCATTACCCCCTGCAGAAGAGGAAGAGAAGAAAGAGTGGAGTAAACCATCATCTATGTTGGGTACGATGTTGGCTTTGGGGATGAAAGCGACAGGTAATGCTAATTGGGCAGAAAAAGCACCAGCTCAGGGTGATCCATTGATACCAGATTTCAATACTGCACCAGGATATATGCCAGGATATATTGGTGATGGTAAAGGATTCTGGGGTAAGATGGGTAGTGGATTAAAGAAAGCAGGTAAGACTGCCTTTGATCTATCTCCTGTTGGTCTCGGTTTGAAAGCAGCAAAGGGTCTTAAGAATGCTGCCTCACCTAAAAATCTTGGGAAATTGGCGAAAGGTGGATTTGGAATTGCTAAGAAGATGTTCCAGTTGACACCCATGGGTATGGCTATGTCAGCAGGTGGTGCTGCAATAAAAGCAATTAGAAATAGAGGTAAGAAGACTAATCTCAATGAATTAACAGAGAATGTTATGAATGAAAATGCTAAGAGGAGAGATGACCTAACTAAGTTAACAACTTCACCACCAGCACAGTTAACAATGCCCGACCCAGCTGCTCCTAGTAGTAGTGGTGGTAAGATGGATCAGGGTGGTCCTGAGGCTATACCTAAGGTAAAGTACAGTCCATATTTTGATGAATATGCTATAACGTCACAATTCTAATGGAACAGTCTAAGTCAAATTTTGTTTTAAGGCATTTCGTCATCCAAGTGGGCGGCGAACAGGTTTCATTGACCCCTAATCATGTACTGTATCTAAAGTATGTGGAGGATATTAGGAGTGCGTCTGTTAGAATCGAAGCACAAATAACTGATAGTGGTAATGGAATGGTATCAGCACTGAGTGGTATGGAAGCAGTGTTTGTTGGTTGGGAAGATACTGAATATAAATCTAACTTCTATCAGATTAGTGGAGTGATATATGATATACAAGATAGAACAACAAAGGATGGTAAGAGCAAAGCTACCTTATTAATAGGTACATATGATCTCATTAATAATGGAGCAACCAAAGTATCAAGAAGATTTGGTAAAGGTGGTGGTAAGAAGATCCATGATATTGTAAAGAAAGAGATACTAGAAGATCTATTATCTACATCATATGATATTGAAATCGAAAAGACACAGAATAAGTTCTCATTCATATCACCATACTGGTCACCATATACTATAATCAAATGGTTATGTGCTAAGAGTATTCCAGCAAAGAGGAGAGGAACTAAAGCTGCATCTGCTGGTTACTGTTTCTTCCAGAACAAGAGAGGATATAATTTCTTATCCTATGATTACTTCTCCCGTCAAAAACCTATCAAGAGATTTGTTGTAGGACATCAGCCAAAAGAAGGTGAGGATTCAGAAAAGGATAAGGGTATCATTCCTATTGAGAGGATGCAGGTGACAAGTACCTTTGATATATTGAAAGGTCTGAACGTTGGATCATATAATAGTATGGTTATGACCTTAGATGTTAAGGACATGTCTTACGTTGAACACCCCTTCAACATAACTAAATATTACGAAGATGTGCCTCTAATGAATAAGAACTTTGAACCACCAGAGTACTATAGTAAGTTCGATAGAGATAACGCACACACCCGTATCATGTCTAAGATAATGGATACTGCGTTGTTCACCGAAGGTACTATGACTAAGGGAATGACAAAGCAACTATCTCAGGCCGCACTTAGGGAAAAATTATTTTATAGTAAATCTGTTGAAATAGAATATATTGGAACTAATGAACTTACAGTTGGTGATGTAGTAGAACTACTAACATTCAAAGGTAAGGATCGGGAGACTGATTATCAGAACAGTGGACTGTATGTTATAGGTAGAGTTGAGAAACAATTCCTATCATCTGATGATAAGATGTCAACTAAGGTGGTATTATTCACTGATAGTCCTGGATCAATGCCAACTATGACAACTCCTGAGCCAATAGCATGACTGAAGGTAACGCAAATTTTATAGGTAAAGATGGTTTCAACTGGTTCGTAGGACAGGTTGAGAACGATGGTAGTGGTCATTTTGTATCTGACCTTGCCAAGAACGTTGCTGGTGCAGCTGCTAATATAGCCACGAGATATACAGCACTAGGGTTATTTGGTAGAACAGATTTTGATTTTGATTGGACTAACAAGGTCAAGGTTAGAATCATGGGCTATCATAGTCCAAGTAAGGCAGAACTACCAACAGAAGAATTGCCATGGGCATTGGTAATGATGCCAGTGACACATCCACAGAGATCTGGTATTGGTTCACTACATCAACTACAAATAAATTCTTGGGTGATTGGTTTCTTCATGGATGGTGCTAACGCACAAGTACCTGTTATTCTAGGTGCACTTGGAGATGAAAACCCACAGACAGGTTACGGTTCTGAAGGTGGCACAGCAGTAGGATTTGATAAACTATCTGCCCCTACCTATGATAAGAAGAAGCATGGTGGTCAAGGTACTAGTGTTGGTGGTACTGGTAGTACAGTAGCTGATAACGAAGAGACTGGACAAGAGGAAGCACCAAAGAATAATGAAGGTGTACCAGAAGAGGAAGGTGTAGATAGTACTAAGAACCCACGTGGTCCTGCAGAACCAGAGACATCCTCACAGGAAGCTGCAGCAAAGAAGAAGTGTGTGACTGTACAGATAGGTAATGGTAAGTGTGGTGGTGAGACTGCTACCAAACTTGAAGCACCTATGGCAGAGTTCATGAAGTTTGCTCGTGGTATAGAACAGAATGCTATTGGTGACTTCATTGACAAGCAAACAGGTGCTGTTGTTGACCTTGAGAAGAAGATTGATAGTACAAAGAATAGAATACAATCTAAACTCAATGGTTTACTGGGCAACATCAAGGGTGTTGTCATGGAAGAGACCAACAAATTAGTACGGGATGGTCTTGATAGTATTAACATACCTAATCCAGATCTTGACAACGCAGTTAAGACACAACTCAAAGATGTTGGTGGTCTAGTCTCCTGTCTATTCAAAGATTTACTTGGTGATATTGGTGACTTTATATCTGGTATGCTTAAGGATCTACTAGAGAATGTACTTGACACTGCATTATGTCTCATTGAGAACATGATTGGTGACATCATGAAGAACTTGATGGATAAAATTGAAGGTGCGTTGGGTATATTGAAAGGGGTAACGGGTGCAATTAAAGGTTCTGCTGATAAGATACAAGGTTTATTGAGTAAGGTTGGTGAGTTCTTAGATCTATTCTGTGATGGTGCAGTATCATGTGCCATTGGTGCATCAGTATATGAAACATGCCATGGTCCAAAAGCAAAGGGTAATGATGCCAAGCAGAAGGAAGTGGATCAGTATCCAGTCAAACCACCCAAGGCTGGTGAAGTTATTGGTGATGGTAAACCTATCAATGGTTTCGTACCGTTCGCAAAGGATGGCATCAAACAAATATTTGACACCAAGAGTGGTGCATTAGTTGCTCTTGATTCTGTAGCAGGTCTTGCTAGTGGTATAAGTCTTAAGAACTTTGACACAAGAGGACCACTACAGAAGTTTGAGGGGTTGAATTTTTACGATAGTTCTGGTAAGATAGCAAGTAGTGCTGTTAACTGTAATAATAGTATATTGAATAAGAAACCATGCTTCCCTGAAATGGTATGGGATAACCTACAGTCCACTACACCAGTGAAAGCACTACCTATCATTGATGATATTGGTGCTATAGTGGGTGTATGGATGAGAGGTAAGGGTAAGAATGTGAACTTAGAAGCAAAGGTTCGTGCACAGTTCACGTGTAATGAACCTGAAGGTGGTGGTGCAGTACTTAAACCTAACATCAAAGATGGTAAGGTAGATTCTGTTACAGTCGAGAAGTCTGGTATAGGGTATGGATTTGATCCTGCCGATACATTCTGTCCGAAAGAACAGTATGTTGCACTTATATCTAAGGAAGGTGTTGTTAATAACGTCAAGGATGGTGACATCCTGATGTTGGTATCAACTGCTGCAGGAGTGGAAGACCCAACCAGTCCAGACCTGCTACAAGTAGTTAATGTTGACTATGATGATAGTCATATACAGATAGCTACTATAGATCCTTCATATAATACACAGTTTGAGATAGGTATGACTGTGAAGACCAAGGATGGGTTTAAGTTCGTTGTGAACTTCCAAAATAAGTATCCAGAACTTATAGTACCAGGCAATGCTAAGGCAGTATATGCTAATTGTGGTGACTTGATTCCTATCATTGATAATGTCAAGACGATTAATGTTGGTACTAACTATGTAAATCCTATCATAACGATAGGTAGTGGTGCGAAAGAACAGCAAATCGGAACATATACTGTTGACGAGCAAGGTAGGTTGGTAGAACCTAACATAACTACTAAGATCCTTGGCTTCGTTAAACCTAAGATCAGAGATGTGGGTACTGAAGACACACCTGCACGTGGATCTGGTGGTCAACTATCACCAGTGTATAGCTTCAGTGGTCCTAGAGAGATCAAGGAGACTGGAATCCTTCAACTACAAACCTACGTAGATTGTGTAGGACACCCGATGATAACAAATGGCAGTTAATTTATTCACAGGTGGTTCGATTGTAAGTAATCTTCTACCTCTAATTAAAATTAGATACCCTCGGAACTGGGTAATAACCAGTTCTGCAGGTCATGTATTGGAGAGGAACAACACCCCAGAAGGTGAGAGGTTCCGTCTGATTCATTGCTTGGGTAACACCATTGATATGGATGAAAAGCAGAACACAAACATTGTTTCTTACAATGATTTGATCGTTTTGGCTGACAGAAATGTTGTAATTCGCTGTGGTGAAGATCCTAAAACAGATAAATTATGTTTACAGGTAGTCGGTGACGTTAATTTGTATGTCGAAGGTGACATGCATACTGAAGTCGAAGGCAATCGTTATGATATAGTGAATGGCAACTGGCAACAAGAATGCAAGGGTGTCTATAGTGTCTTAGCTGACGAAAACATGGCTATCATCTCTAAGAACCAGATGAAACTATCATCTAACTCTTATGAGAATAAAACTACCTTCTTATACAATGACTTGACTGAAGGTGGCTCCGTTAAGGAGGATGTCAAAGGTAATTATGAAGTTAGAATCCAGAAGGAAACATCAACGTTCTCTGTCAGAAGTGATGGAGATATTCGTACCGAAGCACACGGGTGTAGGTACGAGAAGACAGATGGTAATGTAATCCAACAAGTTGGATGTAAGGTAAGAACCAACATAGACGGTGGTTCTTTTGCTTGTATTAACGGTGGGGCATTCGATGGAATGCTTTCGGTTCCTTCAGGTAATAGTTATGATATAAATGTCTCTACTGGAGACTATAGATTAAATGTTGGTGGCAACGTCGATATAGATGCAACCGAGATTTATTTGAATTGAATGTCGATTTCACGTGTAACAAATGACTTTCCACATGTCAGTAACCAAGCGAGAGGCTGAGTTTTTAAAGAGCATACTCGCTAAACATTTAGACGATTACGTCGAAGAATTAGCTAGAGAAGACAACGATAATACAACAATGATGGCACACCTTCAAGCAAATAGAAATGCTGGACTGTCTCTCATGGAGAAGGCGGGTGAAGTTAAGCGACGTGCCAGTCGTGCAGGTGACCACCCATACTTTACAAATCTGTCCTAGTATGCTATAGTTACTTTATGTCCTTTGCATTAATACACTATGTTTGAAAATGAAGAGGTGCTTGATAAGGTAACTGTTGACATTCAGAGCAGAAGGTTTACACTACTAAGTAGTGAGGGATCTGTCAAGACCGTTGAGTGTACTGATGGTGACCAATTTATACGAGTTCTCGATGTTGTTCGAGAATCATGTACTGATGAAGTAGTTTACGTCTAATGTCTTATAACAAAACTTATTCTGAAATTAAACAGATCCTTAAGGATAGTAAGAGGATCACTAAGGTTACCATGCTGAAGGTAGCCAAGTTAGCTATCATTGAAACCCTAGGTGAAACTAGAGCCCTTGAAACTGAGGTTACATGGGACAGTTCTCTAGCGGATGACCTTAACCTTGACAGTCTTGACATGGTTGAGCTTGTCATGTTCTTAGAAGAATGCTTTGGTGTTGAGATCAGCGATGACATGGCAATGGATATTGTCACAGTCGGTGATGCTATTGAAAAGATCAAAGAAGCTAAGGCAAACAAAGGTAAGAAGAGAAAGGTGAACCCATCCAAGTATAAAAAACCTGCTGCTGGTAGTCCTTACATGAAGAACCCACCAGGTAAATATATTGGTTCCCAGAATACAACAACCGCAGAAGAACTTGACAAAGCCATCGAAGAAGAAAACTCATAACTATAAAAACCCTTCCAAGAAACAAGATCTTGGGCATGTAGAGGCATCTGTCACTAAGGGTAAGAAGTATTATGATGATCAGGGGTGGGAGGTTAGAGCACCCATCTCTGATAGAGAATGCATTTATAAATGTCTTGATAACTGTCAACATCTAGCAGGACTTGATAGGAAACAAGTAGCACGATTGATCAAAGAATTTGAAGTCATGAGTGATGATGTAAAATTAGAGAGTGAGTATCCACCATTATGAAGAAAGTATACTGGGACTATACTATAGGTGATGGTCCTGATACAAAGTTCCCTAATGAGTTCATAGAAAGTCCAAAAAAATTTCGGGCAGGATATAACTCCAAATATGATCATGTGAAATGTCCTGCATGGAAGAAATGGACAGAGAACTGTTGGGTGGTTAAACAACCATTCGATGTTGGTATGAAATGCGATACCAAGAATGGAAAACTTGCTACTGATCTAACACAGAAAGCATACGATGCTTATTTCCATGTAGGACCGAATTGGTTAGGTGGTACATATCCAGAGATCCAACTCAAATTGAGTTACATATTGTGGACAAGTGAGAAAGATGTATGGGTGGAACAGATCCCACATCCTTTATTGTCACGATATGGATTTGAACTGATACCTGCAACGTTCCCTATATCACATTGGCATAGACCATTGGTAGTGGGTCTTAAGGTATTGGATACTGATCAGAATTTACAACTCAAGGCAGGTACTCCATTATATTATTTCAGACTATACTCTAAGAAGAGTGATCCTGATTTTATATTAGAGCAAAAGAAAGCCCCAGAGGAGTGGCATAGGATGCACAGACAGACTAGCATATTACGGGAGTTCGCACCATTTAAAGCATGGGATATTATAAAGAAGAGAGTATCAACAAACGGGAAGTGCCCAGTAAAATGGAATTAGATCTATTTGAACAGTGGTTCGAGGGTGAATTCGATAACTGGGGACAGGCATCATCTAATCCTACTAAGTGGGCTCATATATTTGTGAAGCATGAGAAGATAGATGATCATAAGTTCCTTACCAGTTCACGATACAACTATGAACCTCATAAACCATACAGAGAACAAGTAGTTGAATGTACAGAACCTGATGTTATGGGTGCTAGTGTACCTATTATAATAGTAAAGAACCCTGCATGTGATATGATCTTCTCATTTCATAAAGAAGACATGTCTTTTACTGGTGTTTCAGCACCAGGATGTACATGGAAGGACAAACCATTGGATAGTAGAGCGAAATTATACGCTGATGCCTATCATACATGGGATAAAGGATACTGGCAAGGTAGTGAAGGATTCTTTCACTTCAAAAAGAATGTATAAATATACTTGAACGTTTTATTGTGGATTTAGTGTGGCAACACGTAAAATATCTGACCTAACATTATTAGAAGCAGGAAGCGTATCTAGTTCAGATACTGTTCTCTTACTCGATAACTCAGATCCAACTGATCAGAATAAGAGATCCGCAGTCGGTAGTCTCTTTAGAGCAGTTCCGTCTGGGACATATTCTGTACCAGGTGTGCAGTTTGAGTTGAAAACAAAAACAGGTCTTTTCTCTGAAGCTCAGGGACAAATTGGGCTAGCAATGGGTGATGCTAGACTAAACCTTCAAAAGGTAGGAAGTACACTCAATATACAAGCACAGGATAGTGCTGATACTAACTTAGACTTTACCATATCTGCTCAAGGTACTGGTATGATACGTTTAGGTTCTGTCTTAGCGATTACAGATACTTTATTTGTTATACCAAACTCATCTGATAATACTAAGGTTGCAAAATTTAGTACTGCAGACATGCCGACGGGTGTTACACACACTTATGTCTTACCTTCAAATGGTGCTGTTGCAGCTGCTGATACATTGGTCACTCTAAGTGCCACTCAAACATTAGAAAACAAAACTCTTAACAACGCTGCATTTAGTGGAACGTTAACCGTTGAAACCATTCAGATTAACGGTGACACAACTCTAGGTGACAGTGCATCTGATTCTGTTACATTAAATGCTGCTAGTACATTCAGTGCTGCAGCAACATTTGCTAACACTGTTGTTATGCAGCAAACACTCTCAGTAACGAGTGATATAACTGCAAGTGGTCACATTGACATGGTTGATGATAAGATCATCAAACTAGGTACTGACGACGATCTACAAATAAAATATACAAACAGTGGTGATACATCTTCCATTTTAGATACATCTACTGGACTAACTGTTGGTAGTGCTGATGTTCAGCTCACCGATGCAGCTGGTACTGTTAA